GGAAGTTCAACAGGAGACAGAAAATTTGAGGGTGCTGGTATAATTACAGGTATGTCTGTATCACAGCCTTTAGATGGAGTTGTTTCTAGAAGTGTGACTTTTCAAGGAACTGATGCTTTGACAATAGGAACTGAATAATAGTTTATGTCAATTTTAGACAGAGCCAAAACTCATTTTGAGAATATTGGTATTCAATCTATTGATGTTCCTGAGTGGTCAGATGATGATGGCAAACCAGCTATTATCTATTGGAATCCTATTAACCTTTACGAAAAAAATAAACTTTTCAAAAAATCAGATAACATGAATGATGTTAGTATTCTTGCTGACATTGTAGTTATGAAAGCTTTAGATAAAGATGGAAAAAAAATCTTTAAACTAGAGGATAAAATGGAACTGATGACTAAAGTAGATTCAGATGTTCTTTCACGAGTAGCGACAGCTATGGTAAGAGTTGTCAGCCCTGATGAAGTAAAAAAAAACTAAAATTTGACCATCAATTAAAGAATTGTTTTATTGTAGCTGATAGATTAAAAATATCTCTAAGAGAAGTTTTACAAATGGAAGAATGGGAGTATAACCATTGGTTAGGCTATCTTATGTTAGAAAACGAAGAACACAGAGAAGCTATGAATAAAACTAGGTAAATATGGCACAAAATTTAGTATTAAATATTTTAGCAAAAGATAAAACGAAACAAGCTTTTAATGGTGTTAGGGCTGGATTAACTAATTTAAGAAGTGCAGTATTTTCTGTTCAATCAGCTATTGTAGGTATTGGTGGTGGACTTGCTATTAAATCAATTTTAAATGTTGGCTCTACTGTTGAGCAACTTAGATTAAGATTTGCTTTTTTATTTAAAGGTGTCAGAGAGGGAGATAAAGCATTTAAAGGATTGATTGACTTTGCATCAAGAGTTCCTTTTTCACTAGAAGAAATACAAGCTGGTGCTGGAAATTTAGCAGTAGTCACAAAGAACGCAGAAGAATTAAATGAGATTTTAGCAATTACAGGTAATGTTGCATCGGTCACAGGATTAGATTTTAGAACAACAGCAGAACAAATACAAAGATCATTTTCTTCAGGTATAGGTAGTGCAGATTTATTTAGAGAAAGAGGTGTCAGAGCCTTATTAGGATTCAAAGCTGGAGTTCAAGTCACAACAGAAGATACAAAAAAAAAATTTAGAGAATTATTTGGTAAAGGTGGAGAGTTTGAAAAAGCTACTGAAGTTCTATCAACTTCATTTACAGGTACATTATCAATGTTATCTGACAAATTATTTAAGTTTAGATTAGATACAGCACAAGCTGGTTTTTTTGATTTTGTAAAACAAGGTTTAGCTGAGTTTAATAAATTACTAGAAGAAAACTCTGAACAACTTTCTTTGTTTGGTGCTAAATTAAGTGCTGGTTTAATTGAAGCAACTAAAACAATAATTCTAACAGGTGCAAGTATTATACAAGCATTAACACCTGTATTTAGTTTTATCGGTAAATCAATAAGTAATTTATTTGCAGTATTTAGAGACTTACCTCAGGGTGTCCAAACTTTAGGACTTATAGGTTTCTTAATGTTAGGCAGATTAGGTAAAGGTGTTGTTTTAATTATTGGTGGAGCATTTGATGAAATTAGAAGTATTTTAGGAGACTTAGCTAATGCTTATGCTTTCTTTTTAGAAAAGATAGCTAATGGATTGGACAAACTTGGTGTCTTTAAAGATAAAGTAGAAAATTTAAGAAATGTTGTAGATGATTTTAGAAGTTCAGCAGAAAAATTAAAAACTCCTTTTAAAATATTACAAGACGAAACATCTAAATCTACAAAAGAATTAGATGGCTTTATTGGTAAAATGGAAGAATTTTTGAATGGATTAGAAGCAAAAGCTTTAATATCAAGAAAACAGGTTGAAGAAATACTTAATAAATTAAAAGGCTCTACTGAAGAAACTAAAAAACTTGGAGTAGAATTTACTAAAATTAAAGACAATGTATTAACAGCATTTAAAAAAGACTTTGAATCTATAAATGAAACTCTAGGTAAAATGGCTCAAAGTGGTATTAAAGCATTTTCAAGAGGATTAGCTGAATCATTAATTTTAGGTAAAGAATTAAATATGACTATGAAAGAGATAGCACAAAAACTTTTAGTAGATATTGTAGCATTTACAATTCAAATTGTAATTCAAGAAACAATTAGAAACGCACTTAAAAAAGAACAAGTGACAGCAGAAGAAAAAATTACAAATGAGTTAAGATCACAAACTACTGAAATGAAAAGACAAGCTATATTAAGTTTATTTACAGGTGGGTCAGGTGGAAGTGGATTACCTTTTATGGCTAATGGTGGAGCAGTATCAAAAGGTAAGCCTGTTGTTGTTGGAGAAAGAGGTGCTGAATTATTTATACCAAACTCATCAGGTCAAATTACACAATCAGCTAGAGGCACAGGTGGTGGAGCAGTTAATGTAAACTTTACTATTAACACAATAGATTCAAGAGGGTTTGATGAAGCTTTAGTTGAAAACAGAGCAACTATAACAGGAATAATAAACAATGCTTTAGCAGAGAAAGGTAGAACAGAGTTAGTATAATGAGTGGTGCATTTCCAATATCAACAGCAAAATTTCAAACATTAGGTATTCAAAGTCAGCAAAGCACTTTGATTTCTAAATCAATGTCAGGAAAAAAATTAACAAGACAAATACAAGATCAGAGATTTGGTTTTACTGCTAGAATTATTACAGCAAAAAGATCAGATGTTTATGGAGAACTGATGGCTTTTATTATGAAACAAAGATCATCTAAAGAAGATTTTACAATAACTCCACCTGAAGTTAAAAATGCTAGAGGCGATGTAAGTGGAACTGTTCTTGTAAATGGTGTCCAATCAGTAGGAGACACAACTATAACAGTTGATGGGATGACAGGCACTTTAAAGGCTGGAGACTTTATTAAATTTGCACATGATAAAGTTTATATGGTTGTTGCAGATGTTACAGCAGATGGGTCAAATGAAGCTACACTTACAATAGAGCCACCTCTTATAACTGCATTAGCAGACGATTCTTCAGTAACTTATGACAGTGTTCCATTTAAAGTACATTTAATAAATGATTTACAAGAATTTGGTGGAGTCGGAGCAGACAAAGATGGTAATATTTTATATCAATTTGAGTTAGATTTAGAAGAAACTCTTTAATGAAAAAATACAAAATTACACACTTAGTTAGTGCAGATTTTGAAGCTACAGCTATTGTGAATGAAGATGAGATTGATGAAAAAACTAACGATTTAAAAGAGTATAAAAAACCTAATAGCAAATTCAATTTTACCATGTTAAAAGGTACAGAAACCATAACTAGAACATATTACGAGGAACATGGCGAGAACATTAACAACAGCAGTAAAGAATGAATTAGCAACCAATAATATAAGCCCAATTCATCTTTTAACTATAGGTTTTTCTACTCCTGTAAATATTACTGATTGTATCTTTGATTTAACTTCTTCTGTATCAGGGTCTAGTGTTACATACACATCTTCAGCTTTTTTAATAGAAACACCATCTTTTCAAGAACAAACAGACATATCAAAAACATCATTAAGTATTAATTTATCAGCAGTAGATACATCTTTTGTATCTGTAGTGCTTGGAGAAAATATAGTTAATGATTCAGTTACGATATTTAGAGGATTATTAGATTCTTCTAATTCTTTAATAGCTGACCCAATTTTATTATATAAAGGAAATATAGATACATTTGAAATTATAGAATCTAATAATGACGCTAGTGTTAAATTAACTGTAGTTTCTCATTGGGCAGACTTTGAAAAAAAATCAGGAAGAAGAACAAATAATACTTCTCAACAAAGATTTTTTAGTGCTGATGTAGGAATGGATTTTTCAAGCCAAACAGTATTAGATTTAAAGTGGGGTAGACAATAATGGGAATACGTAGTTTTGTAAAAAGTGTATTTAAACCAGCAAAAAAGGTATTTAAAGCAGTAAGAATATTTAATTTTTTAAAAGGAATGAATCCTTTTGTTGCTTTAGGAGTATTTGCTATTGGTTGGCTATTTACAAGATCAATGAGACCTGATGTACCTGATTTTGGCACAAATGATTTTGAAGAAACTGAAAGAGGAATATTACTTAACAAACAATCAAACAATGCTTGTATTCCTGTTGTTTATGGAGAAAGATTAATTGGTGGAACAAGAGTTTTTATAGAGACTTCAGGAACAGATAATACTTATCTATATGTTGCTTTAGTGCTTTGTGAGGGAGAGGTAAATTCAATAGAAGAAATAAAAGTAGATGATAAAGTTGTTACTTTTGATGGAGCATTAACTCATGGAACAGTGAGAGAAGTAGCAAGTTCAGATAGTAATTTTTATAAAGCTGACCCAAATGTTGAAGGTTCATCAGCAGAAAGCACAATCCAAATTCAAGCATTTTTAGGAAAAGACGATCAAGTAGCATCAAGTGTTTTAACACCTTTATCATCTTGGGGAAGTAATCATAGATTAAGAGGTGTTTGTTATTTAGCTTTAAGATTCAAATGGAATCAAGATGTATTTGGTGGCATACCACAAGTACAAGCTAAAGTTAAAGGTAAAAAAGTTGTTACTTTAGCATCTAATTTATCTGAACAAACTGCATCTTTTTCTACTAATCCAGCTTTTTGTTTATTAGATTATTTAAGAAATGAAAGATATGGAAAAGGAATTGCCACAGCAGATATAGATTTACAAAGTTTTTATGATGCTTCACAGGTAGCAGTAACACAAGTAACACCATATGGGAGTGCGAGTGATATTAATATATTTGATTGTAATGCTGTAATAGATACATCAAAAAAAGTTATAGACAATGTAAGAGAAATAGTAAAAGGCACTAGAGGTTATCTTCCTTATGTTCAGGGTAAGTATAAATTAATTATAGAAACTACAGGGTCGGCTTCTGTATCTTTAACAGAAGATGATATTATAGAGGGTTACTCATTAGCATCTCCATCTAAAAATTCAAAATATAATAGAGTTATAGTTTCATTTATAAATCCTGATAGAAATTATCAAGTTGATGAAGTACAGTTTCCACCTGTAGATGACTCAGGATTAGCAAGTGCAGATCAACACGCAACCATGAAAACAGCAGATGGTGGTTTTTTGTTAGAACAAAGATTTGATTTTAGCACTATAACTTCTCCATATCAGGCTGAAGAAATGGCTGAGATAATATTAAGAAGAAGTAGAGAATCTTTAGGCTTAAATATTACTGCAACATTTAAAGCTTATGAATTACACATCGGAGATATAGTTAATGTTACATTATCAGGGTTAGGATTTTCTAGTAAAGCATTTAGAGTTCTCTCTATGAATTTTAATGAAGATTATACTGTTAGTCTTAACTTAGTTGAGTATCAAGCATCACATTATACTTGGGCAACAAAACAACAAGTATCAAGTACACCATCAACTAATTTACCAAGCCCATTTACTATTCAAGCACCAGCAAGTGTAACACTATCTGATACTTTAGTTGAATATAATGATGGAACTGTCATTGTAGCTTTAGATATAACTATTGGAGCATCTACTGACAAATTTATAGATTATTATCAAGTAGAATATAAATTAAGTTCAGATTCAAATTTTATTATATATTCACAAGGTTCAGGATTAAATCATAGAGTTTTAAATGTAATTGACCAAGAAACTTATGACGTTAGGGTTAAGGCAGTGAACCATTTTGACGTTTCTTCATCTTATGTTACAGCACAAAGAAAAATTGTTGGTGCTATTGAGCCACCATCAGATGTTACAGACTTATCATGTAATATTACAGGTCAAGATGCTCATTTGTCGTGGAGTGCGATTACAGACCTTGATCTCGCTTTTTATCAAATAAGATTCTCTGATAAAACAGATGGCACAGGAGAGTGGCTTAACTCAGTAAATTTAGTAACTAAAGTATCAAGACCAGCAACATCGGTTACAGTACCAGCTAGGGCTGGAACTTATCTTATTAAAGCAGTAGATAAACTTGGTAACTTTAGTTCAAATGCAACAGCTATTGTATCAAATGTAGTTAGTGCAGAAAACTTTAACTCAATAACTACTGTAAGTGAACATCCTACATTTGCTGGAACTAAGACAAATGTTTCAATATCTGACGATTCACTAATTCTAAATTCAAGTGAATTGTTTGATTCTGCATCAGGTTTATTTGATGCTAACACAACAAGATTCTTTGACTCAGGTGTAGCAAATGCAGACTTTTTGGCTTCAGGCAATTATGAGTTTGCTAATGTCATTGATATAGGAGCAAAACATACTGTGAGAGTTACAGCTTCACTAACTCAATCTGCTAGAAATCCTGATGATTTATTTGATAGTCGTACAGGTAATTTTGATTCAGGAAAATCAAATTTTGATGGAGATACACCAGCTAATTGTGATGCACATTTAGAAATAGCTACAAGTGATGATAACTCTACATACACATCTTTTCAAAATTTTGTTATTGGTAATTATACAGCAAGATTTTTAAAATTTAGAATTGTAATGACTTCAACAGATTTAGCTTCAACACCTGTAATTCAACAAGTAAGTGTAAATGTTGATATGGTTGATAGAATATTTAGTGGTAATGATATATCTTCAGGAGTAGGCACAAAAACAGTTTCATTTACTAATCCATTTAAAACAACAGGATATGCAGTAGGTATAACAATGGAAGATGCAAACACAGGAGATTTCTTTACAGTTTCAAACAAAACTGTTAATAGTTTTGACGTTTTATTTAAAAATTCAAGTGGCTCAAATATTTCAAGAACTTTTGATTTTATTGCAAAGGGCTTTTAAAAGGAGTATAAGAAATTATGGCACAACATGACATGAATATTGCAAATCAGAGTTTTCCTGATTTTAGGACAGATTTAAACAACTCATTATCTGCTATTAACTCCATGCACTCAGGAACTTCGAGACCAAGTGGTGCTGTTGCTGGAACTCTTTGGTTGGACACAACCAATTCAGGCTCAAATAGTTTAGAAATAAAATTTTTTGATGGTTCAGATGATATTTCATTTGCAACTGTTGATACATCAGCAAACACAATAAACTTTATTGATAGTGCTGTTGCTTCAGATTTAGTAAATGATACATCTCCACAATTAGGTGGAAACTTAGATGTAAATGGTAACGATATAGTTTCAACATCAAATGCAGATATTGATATTATTCCTAATGGAACAGGAGATGTTAATTTAGGTGCTGACACAGTACAGATTGGAGATAACAATTCAAACGCAACTCTAACTACACAAGGCACAGGAGATTTAATTTTAAATACAAATAATGGCACAAATGCTGGCAACATAACTTTAGAAGATGGTGCTAATGGTCATATTCAAGTAACAACAAATGGAACAGGATATATTAAATTTAATGATCTAGCTTATATTCCACAACAAGCATTAACATCATCTTCAAATGCAGTAGCTTGGGATGTTCAGGCAAAACCAAACGCATACCATCTAACAACAGAAAATACTACTTTCTCTGCACCAACTAATTCAGTAGAGGGTTCATTTATTTGTTTAGAAATAAATTACAATGGTTCACATACAATAGCTTTCAACACAGTGTTTGAGTTTGCTGGAAGCACAGCACCAACATTTACTTCAACTGATGGTAAAACTGATATATTAGTATTCAGATACAATGGTGCTGTATGGCAAGAAGTAGGTAGAACATTAAATTTAAGTGAAAGTTAAAATATGTACGCAATAGTAGAAGATAACAATATTACACAATATATCAATTTTCCTAAATCAGTTGTGATAGGAGATGTAAGATACCCAGCTAAAATATTTGAACTTTGGACTACTGCTGAAAAAGAAGCTATTGGTATTTACGAAATAATAGTAGATAAAACAAACTACAAAGACCCAGCATATTACATAAATACAAACTCAACTTACACATTTGCAGATAGTCAAGTTACAGAATCTTGGGGAACTGCAACACCTAAAAGATTAAATGATGAAAACGCAGTAGATGAAGATGGGGAAAATATTTTAGATGATGATGGCAACCAAGTAATTAATTATGGTTTAAAAACAGAAAAGAAAAGAATTGTAAAACAACAAGCATCAGGATTACTTGCACCAACAGATTGGTATGTAATAAAAGCTAGTGAAGTTGCTGATTATTCTGTGCCAAGTAATATCACAACATTTAGAGCAGATGTAAGAACTAAATCAAATGAAATGGAAACTCAAATAGATGCTTGTACTACTGTTGATGAACTAAAAACTCTTTATGAATATGTAAATACAGGAACAGAAGAAAATCCTGTAATTGAAAGACCTTTAGCTGAATTTCCAAAGGAGATTTAAATGCCACTTATACTTGGAACTAACTCCATAAAAGATACAGGCTTTAATGTAGATAACTCATTAAGATTTGATGGTGCAAGTTCAAGTTATTTAGAAATAACACCTAGTTCATCAGGAAATAGAAAAACATTTACCATAAGTTTTTGGGTAAAAAAATGTGAGTTAGCTAGCAATCCTGATACTATGTCAGATGCACAAATGCTATTTGGTGGACAACAATCAAGTTATCCAGCATTTAATATAATTTTTTTACATACAAACGATACAATTTTTCTTAAAGATGCACAGGCATCTAATAATATTCAAATAAGTATTAAAAGCGATTTAAAGTTTAGAGACCCATCAGCTTGGTATCATGTCGTATTTGCAATAGATACAACACAAAGCACAGCATCAAATAGAGCAAAACTTTATGTTAATGGAGTTCAACAAACTGATTTAGCTGGAGAAAATGCTACTGGTGGTGCTAGTGATGACCCTTTATATCCTAATCAAAATCAAGATTTACAATTTAATGGTAATGAAGCACATTATATAAATAAATATTCAAGTAACTATGAAGATATGTATATGGCAGAATTTGTTTTTATTGATGGACAAGCATTAGACCCAACTAGCTTTGGAGAATTTGATTCCGACACAAACATTTGGAAACCTATTGATGTATCAGGTTTAACCTTTGGCACAAATGGATTTTATTTAGATTTTGAAAATTCTAGTAGTCTAGGTGCAGATGTATCAGGAAATGGAAACAATTTTACAGTTAGTAACTTGACTAGCATAAATCAAACTACTGATACTTGTACAAATAATTTTGCAACTATAAACCCATTAGATAATTTTTATTTTAATGCAAATTATATTCGAGATGGAAATCTTCATGTAAGAAGTGATGGAAGCAGTTATTCTTTTATTAGAGCAACATTCGGAGTTTCTACAGGTAAATGGTATTGGGAAGTAGAATTTGATGCACAACAACAAGGTGCTTACTCAATTATTGGAATTGAATCAAAAGAGCCAACAAGTTCAACACAAGGAGTTGGAGATACTACAAATGGTTATGGATACTACGCTGATAATGGAAATGTAAGAACCAATAATGGTAATGTCGGTGGTTGGAGTGGTTCAACTTATGCAGTAGGAGATATTATAGGAGTTGCTTTAGATTTAGACAATAACAAATTATATTTTTCTAAAAATGGAACTTTTCAAAATAGTGGCGACCCAACATCAGGTTCAACAGGAACAGGAGCAGTATCTATAACTGCACCATCTTCAACATCTTCAGGTTTTTATTTTCCAGCAGTTACTTTTTATGATTCAACAGGAAAAGGAACATTTAAATTTAATTTTGGAAATCCAATTGAAACAATCTCATCAGGAAATAGTGATGGTAATGGTTATGGGAATTTTGAATACAGTGTGCCTTCAGGTTACTATAGCTTATGCACTAAAAACTTATCGGAGTTTGGATAATGAGTTACACTACAATAGATAAACCATCAGATTATTTTAATACTGTTCTTTATACAGGAAATGGTAGCACACAATCTATAACAGGAGTTGGATTTCAACCTGATTGGGTTTGGTTAAAACAAAGAAGTGGTTCATCTAATCATAGATGTTATGATTCTGTAAGAGGTGCTACAAAACAAATTTACCCAAATTTAAATAATGCAGAAAATACAGAAACTAATGGATTAACTTCTTTTGATAGTGATGGTTTTTCATTAGGAAATGAAGGTGGTCATAATGAAAATAGTCAAACATTCGCATCATGGAATTGGTTAGCTGGTGGTTCTGCACCAGCCATAACATATTCAGTAAAAGTAGTTTCAGATAGTGGAAACAAATATAGGTTTGATGACTTTGGCACAAGTGCAGTTACTTTAGATCTACAAGAGGGTGGTACTTACACTTTCGATCAATCCGATAGTTCTAACTCAGGACACCCATTAAGATTTTCTACAACATCGGATGGAACACATGGAGTAGGAAGTGAATATACTACAAACGTAACAACAACAGGAACACCAGGAAGTGCTGGTGCTAAAACTGTAATTACAGTTGGAAGTGGAGTTGCAACACTTTATTACTACTGCACACAACACTCAGGTATGGGTGGACAAGCAAATACCAACTCAACATTTGGCTCATCTAATTTTTCAGGCAGTATTCAATCAACTGTTTCTGCGAACACAACATCAGGATTTAGTATTGTGACTTGGAGTGGTAATTCTTCAAGTGCAACTATAGGTCATGGATTAGGTACTGTTCCTAAAATGCACATTGTAAAAAGAAGAACAAATGGAACAGGAAATTGGCTAACATATCATGCTGGTTTATCTGCAAATAATTATTTATATTTAAACGAATCTGATGCACAATCAAGTACAGGATATGCAAATAGAATACCAAATCCTCCAACTTCTTCTGTTTTTAGTGTTGGAAGTGATAATGATACAAATGGAAGTAACGATTATGTGGCTTATGTTTTTGCAGAGAAAAAAGGCTACAGCAAGATCGGAAGCTACACAGGAAATGGAAATGCAAACGGAACATTTGTTTATAATGGATTTAAACCTTCTTTTATTTTAGGAAAATCTGCAAGTGGTACTTCAGCACCTTATGAAAATTGGTTTATTTATGATAATAAAAGAAATACTTTTAATCCTACTTTTAATGTTTTGTTTCCTAATAGGGGTAATGCTGAAGGAACAAACTCTGCTCAAAGTTTAGATTTATTAAGTAATGGATTTAAAGCAAAGTCAGTAGAAACAAGATTTAATGAAAGTGGCACAACATACATCTTTATGGCATTTGCAGAAAATCCATTTGTTACATCTACAGGAATCCCAACAACAGCGAGGTAATTATGCAATTATCAAAACATTTTACATTATCTGAGATGGAAAAATCTCAAACAGCTACAAGAAAAGGTATATCTAACAAAGCTGGTAGTGGCGAAATAAAAAACTTAACTGATCTTTGCTATGAAGTATTAGAGCCTGTAAGAATAAAATTTGATAAGCCTGTCATTATTACTTCAGGTTATAGAAGCCCTGAATTATGTGAAGCAATAGGAAGTAAAGCAACATCACAACACGCAAAAGGTCAGGCAGTAGATTTTGAAATAGCTGGTGTGTCTAATTTGCAAGTAGCTTTATGGATTCAAAATAATTGTGACTTTGACCAATTAATCTTAGAGTTTTGGAAAAAAGAAGATAATGACCCTAATAGTGGCTGGGTGCATTGTTCTTATGTAGATGGCTCAAATAGAAAACAAGTATTAACATATGATGGCAAATCATATACAAATGGATTACCTGATGCCAAGTGGTCAGATGGTAA